GCTGTAAAAGGTGACGCAGCCAAAATAGAAAGCATTTTTGCAGATGCTAGTAATGCAGCTACTGATGCTAAAATAAAAGTATATGACAGTGTACTTACAAAGTTTTGGGCTTCTAGGGGCAATCCTAAAAACGCAGAAGCTATAAAAGCTGGTACTAAAATTGTACCTACTGAAAATCCATATGGAAAATTTACCAAATTCTTTACCGGCGAAAATGCTCTTGATGATCTAACTGCATTAATGGCTGAAATTGATAGTCTTCCCAAAGGCGAATATGCTAAGTCGGAAGGCGAGATTGTTATGGATGGCCTTAAAATGGCCTACAACAGATTTATTAATGAAAAGCTATTTACTGCTTCTCGTAATCTAACTGGTGGACAAGAGCTTTCAGTACGCCAAGCTCAAAATGTTGTAGATGAAGTAGGTAGCCCACAGTTTTTAGATGTTGCTAGAAAAATATATGCTGACACCCCTGAGTGGCCTGACGCGCTTGCTGTGGCTACTAACTCTGCCAAAGAGAGTACTATAAATAAACGTGCTACTCCAAACCCAGCGCAGTCAGCTACCAACTTTAATATGAATGCACAGACCGCTACTAACAGGTTAATCTATACATTCATTGGCCCTTTGAGCCGTACTGGTACAAGACTAAAAGCTCTAGGTGCAGGGATAATTCAAGGCTTTAATCCTAATGAGGTAGCTAGAGAGGTGACTGCACAGTTATATGCTGATCCAGACTATTTCCTTGAACTAGCAAAGCGATATAATCGTACTCCTACAGATCCACTGATAGAACAACTAATGGTCAGATATCTAATAGGCGGTTTAATTAAAACTGATCTGGATGATGATAGTGATGCAAGGGCAGATACGTTAATGGATGCGGCTGGAGATGTTGCAAGTGCAATAACCCCCGATGTTATAGAGAGTGGATTTACCTCTGCCAGTGATGCGGCTGGTATACTAGCTGATCAAATAGCCCCTGCCAGATGAAAGAAGCCCCCTGCGTGAAATTAATCATACAGAGGGCTTACCAACTAAGAACGGTGACTAATCGTTCCAGCATTATATAGCATTTTAGAGCCTCTAGGTCAAGCGACTTAGAGGTTTTTTTATTAGAAATCAACAACCTCACATACGTCACCAGAGCAAGCCATCGTCTGAGAACCAGCGGTATTATCATCTGTTTCATAGGAAGATAGTTTAGACCAATCAATGCTCTCAGGCATCATCTTTAAGGCTGCTAGATAATCATCTTTGCTGCATTCTGTGTATGGAGCTTGCTGGTAAATATGATCTGAATAAGGCAAGAAACTTACACCCGACATTTCATCAAAGTGCTCATATACAAATGCGCCTACCGCCATCCATTCATGCTCCCTAACATTACAGGTAATACTAGGTTTATGCTCACAAAAATGTCTCTGGTACATCAACCAAGTCTTTAACTGATCAATCGCTGGAACGTCTGGTGTACAGATTGCACCTTGCGGAGCTTCTACAGGAAAGGAGAACACAGTAGTATCATTAGGCTTAGAAATCTCTGGCTCACTAGGCACTCCCTGATCTTTCATAAACTGAGTGAGAGGATCTTTGTTGTCACCTCTCACCGTGCGAATATAATAAGGCGAATGTCGTGGATGCAATCCACTTGCAGAATTACACAATTGGGAAACTGTTCCTGACGGCTTCACGCACAGAATAGCTGCAGACTGAGGAATATTTAATTTCTCTGCCCACTCTTTGTTCGTATCTATTGCCACTTTACGGAGATGTTTTAATAACTGTTCTAGCTCTGGATTATTATTAGTAGTTAAGAAATTATCCATAATGCCTGTCATAGATACTCCCAGCAAACGCTCTTCTTCTGTGTTGTCTTTCCACACCTTACGCAGATAAGGAAAATAGGTATAGGTTGACTGTATAGTTCCCAAAATTGTAGCTAATCTAATCTTACGCTCTAGATCTTTTATTGTGTCGGTAGCTCTAACTACGCACTCTGATAGGTTACAAAATTCATTTGGCCGCAAAATTATCTCACTGCAGGGATTGCACCCAAAGTCATAATTAGGATCACGCCGCCCATTCTTTTCAGCCTGTTTCTTGGAAGCCTGTCTATTAAAGATCCCTCTCTCACCAGAATTACTCTCTACCAGAGACAACCACTCACGCATAAAGGATTTATTGTCAGGCTTCTCTGTGTATGCAACTGAATTATTAGCTAAACCTCTATAACCAAATCGTTTGATTCCATTGGCTTCATCATCCCACCATTCACCAGATTTAGCATACCGTAGTTGTTCGTCATTTAGATTAGATAGGCTTATCATTGCGGATCTTCTTACACCGCCTACAACAACCACCTGTCCTATTTTACACATTATGTCGTGACATTCTAACGAAGTCAGCCTACGGCCTACTGCATTTTTAAAGGTACTGACTACAAAGTTAAATAGATCCACCAATGGTGCAGGGCCACTGGCTCTACCGCCGAATGTCTTTAGTCGCGCACCTGCAGGGCGCACTTTAGATACATCCCAAGTAGGAATTTCACCAGCGAACAGGAGAGCAATAACTTGACGCAGTCCCTTGGCCCACCCCTTCTTAGAATCCCTGATAGTGATACAGGTATCAGAGTAAAACAACTGACTAGGAATTTCGGGGAGATTACGGACGTACTCGTTCTCGACACTGAAGCCGACTCCAGTTCCATTCAAGAGAATGTACATCCCTTCATCGAAGGCTTTCGGGTCATCTACGGTTAGATAGCTACAATTATACATACAAGTATTATCAACCTCTGAGGCTGGACCTGCCGTCATCAATGACCTCATGCTAGGCATGACTCCTAGACTTAATATAGCTTCTTCTATTGCAGAGGCGGTAGATGCGTCTACAAAAGGCAATACTATATTGTTCATATATCTTGTGACAGTCTCAGACCAAGTTTCTCTGCGCCCTTCGTCTTCTAACCACCGCGCATAACGTGATGTAGCTATAAATGTTTGATAGTCAGTTGGTAAATAGTTGTCAGTCATACTAAATCTTTCAAGTCTGGTTTCTTATAATTTGGCCCCTTTAGGACTTTGCCTTCTGGATTTTTGATGGGTTTACCGTCTAACCCTAGCTTGCTCATATTGCTGGCATGAATAAGGCGCAGTGCTATGTCTAGGTTCCATCCGTAGGTGGCGGCATAGCCGTAGCAAACGTAAACTAAGTCAGCTAATTCCTTGAGCATTGCCGCTGGATTGTTGGCGGCTGTACTTTCGTCAAAAGCCTCTCCATATTCCTCTTGAATCATCTTCCAGCGTAGTCTCTCTAAGCGAGTAGAAAAATGCCAATTTTCTCCTATTGGCTGGTCCATTGCGAGTGCAAATTGTTGAGCCATTTCTAAGGGAGATAGTGGATGTAGAGTGTCCCAATCTGTATCCATGTCATGTAGGCCAACCTGATCTGGAATGTCACTTTGCTTTTGCATTAGCCGACTCCACTTCTTTTATTAGACGGTCTAAGTACCAGCGACACTTTTTAAGGTCTTCAACGCCATTTTTATATGTCCACCGCCAAAGATATTTAAATATGGTCTGCCAGCAATGTGCTTGATGAGCCGTTACAATAATTTTAGGTGGTTCCATGCCGCCTTCTGTCATGGCCTTCATTGCATCGATGCACTCTATGGTCTGATTGTAATGAGAAGGCGAATTAACCATGTCGCGGTCAATCGAAGCCATTCTTTCCGCACCAGTGAATGGGCGAAGGGTTTCCTGATTACGTTTCATCAATGCATCTTCTTTTTAAATTGTAGAATTTTAGCAGATTTAATTGCGTCCATTAGTTCTGGAGCCGCCTCAAATTCGATGTCATCTTCATCGTCCTCTACTTCAATCAAATGCCGCATCGTCATGCCTACAAACGCGAGATGATCTAATCCAGTATTCACTTGGGCAACTAAGCCTCTCATAACGTCTTGAAAGTATATTTGTTCTTTTTCTGGAAGATCATCCTCAGTGTTGTATGCTATGCCTACGTCTAGAAGTTCTTCATCATCACGCACTGAGAGATGCAGCGAAAATGTATTGGGTGGTGTTTTTTTAGTCGTATCCATAAAGGTTACTTTCTCTTAGTTAGTTTAAAAAAATGTTCAGCATCCACAACAGCCAGCGGCTTTTGTCGATTTGCTTTAACGATGGCGAGGGGAGTTGACCCTTTGGGACAATTCGACTGTGCTTGCTCCATCACTCTGTAGATAGCGTTTTTGGCGTTACTTTTACACTCGACAGAGTAAGGGAAAAGTTTTCGGGCGGCTGGGGAGAGCAATACGTCTTCGCCATTGCTTCCCATCGATGTGCTGCGACAATCATCTGGCTGTAGTTTAGGGAAATTAGATAAAATCTTATCCCTGACCCATTGCTGGAGTAGCCGACCCTTATTCTTTGCGCTCTGGGGAGTTAGAGCCATTTTGGTAAAGTCATCAGGGTATAGTCTCCCCAGCCTGTACCATACTCTTCATCCTTTTCAGCCGCTGCCATAATATCCAACGTCCGAAACATACGGTCTGTTGCAGAAGCCATTAACTCAGGGCTTACAACATGCATATGAGAAATATATGGAGCCGATTTCTCACATGCTATGAAAGCAAATTCCTTAATATCTAGCTCTTCTACTAAAGAGCATACATACACATAAAAAGCTGCTTGGATGTCATATGCATAGAGTTGCGTTTCTCTAACTCCAAACCCTTTTGGTGAAGCATCTTGGGTTGTTTTGATATCGTAGGCAGTTTGTTCAGACATAGAGTCAGGCCGACATTTAACCATCAAATCAGTTCTAGGGCATTTTGCAAATACAGAGACTTCGTTTTTACGCTCTGGATGTTCTAGAGCTTGGCGACAGGTAGTATTATTTAAAGCCCCCTGCGCTATTCGATTAGAAACATTGTATTCTACCTCAGTAAGAAGAATTTGATCTTCTTGAAGGTTAGACTCCATCTCTTCAAAAGCCTTAGAACGCTTAGTCTTTGGCCCTTTGATCACTAAATTGCGCTCTGGCTCTAATAGATGGGCATGAACCGCCGATCCCATAGAAAAAGCTGCAGTCTGCTTACGCTTCTCACCTTTCCAGTGCGCTAATGATTTTTTATAAACAGCTTTCACTGCACTAGAGGATATACCACTTTGTTGATGATATACCTCGTTACTCATGCCTGTAATTATACCCATTATGCGACTTGGTAATCAGCTTCTAGAGTATTGACCTCATCCATAATTCGGTCTTGTTCTGCCTCATCAATCGCTTGCATATTTGCTTCTTTGTACAGGTCTTCAACACGCCTGTTTTCGCCCACAACTAATTCCAGAATATGATTTCTGGTATCTTCAATTGACTGATCCATTATAAGCTGATTGCTCAATTGATAATCAAAATGCATAACCCAATATTTCTTTTTATGCGTATTGATTTTCTGTTCTATGGATAGAATGCTTTCAAAATCCCACAAGTTTTTTCCATCGGGTACTTTGTTAGAAACTTCTGGCGTAAACGCTCCATAGTTCCTTCCTTTACCTTTCCAGATAACAGGTTGATTTTCTACAACATGCTCCGTTCCATCTGCAGATTTACCAACAAAACTTACTAGTCCTCTGACTATTCTGTAGCAATCTCGCCCATTAAGAGCATCTCTTTCGGGTTGTGTTAAAGCCCAAAATGTATCGTAATCAGGCAATCCACAACATACTCCACCAAGTTGATCTCTGGCTTCTGTTTGCTTACCTCTGTTATTTTTATATTTAACAAGAGTTGATTTATTTACTAAACCTGACTCGCCCCAATGCTGCCACTGGACATGGCTACTAAAAGCCCGAAACCTTACATCACTGGTAGCATGAATATTGTCGGGAGATCCGCTGGCATATTTTAGATAAATACCGCCCATTTTGAAATCTGGGTCATAGTTAATCGATAAAGTTGGTATCTTTGTAGCAGTACCACCAGAGCTAGAAGCTCCTAAAACATCTGCGATTTCGTTATTAGATAAGTTTGTTTCTTGTCGTGCAATTTGGTCAGTCAAAATACTGTTCCTTTAGTGTTAGACGTTCATTGTAACATTTAGTTAGTTGTTACGTCAAGCGTATTCTGTCTGTTCCAGCCAGTTTTTTCCACCACTTATTTCTATGTCTAGAGGAACAACTAAGGAGTAATTAAAGCGTTCCTTTGCTTCCTCTCCAACCTTGGTCATAGCCTCTGTTAGAATGTCTTTAACCTGTTGTAATTCTGGAGAAAAACAATCTACACAAATTGAGTCATGTACAGTGAGAATGAGTTTTGACTTCAACTTTGCTGCCTTGAACATTCTGAATGCTCTTAGACATGCAAGCTGTACCAAATCTGCACTAAACCCTTGCACTGGATAGTTTAAAATCTGTGTTGCAGAAGTTACCCGATTGTTTCGTGTTCTTACCACATTAGGCCAGAAATATTGCCTTCCAGAAGGGGTCTGCACGATCCCATTCTTTAAGGTTCCTGTCATTAATCTATCATGCCAAGCGCAGATACCCTCATAAATATCATAGAAGCCATCTAAGTAGGCAGCTATGTGTGGTGGATGACCATATGAAGTTCCCCCAAAAAGGGGTAAAAAGCTGAATGCCTTGGCTTGCTGGCGTTCATCTTTTGTTACCTCAGAGACATCCTTCTGGTAAATGATACTTGCAGTCTGACTATGGATGTCTTTACCTTCAATTATATCAGCTATTCCCTGCCCATCTCGACTAAGTTCGCAAGCGGTTCTGAATTCTAAACTTGAGTAATCCGCTTCAACGATCAGATGTTCTGGACCAAACCTTGAAACAATAGCTTTTCTTACTGGAAAGCCCCTTTTAGGCATGTTCTGTAAATTTAAAGTTATACCGCCACCACTAGAAAGTCGGCCTGTTGCAGCGATGCATTGATTAAAGTTTGGATGCAAAAGCCCATTTTCTCTAGTGCCGCGCTCAATGCCAGCAATAAAAGAATCCAGATATGTTGAGATTGCGTTCAGCCTTGCCACTTTTGTGAGAAATTCTACTGCAAGTGCGTTACCATTGCGCTCGGCCTGAGAGATAAGAGATTTAAGTGTACCCTTGTCCGTTTTAAACCCATTTGCAGACGCATAGCTTGCGGATTTAGGCTTTAACTGTAAGCCAGCAACCTGACCTGTAGGCTGATATAACGCCCCTGCCCCATCACATACTTTGCACTTAGTCCGATTCTTATATGCATCACCTTGTACTCTAAACAGCTTACCGTTTTTCCGTTTATTTTTAACTTTATACTTCTGTATTGAGCCAACGCCCTTGCAGTCTGGACACTGAACTGCTTGCGTCCTTTGCATTTGCTTAAAGTTAGATTTTATAGAGTCCTTTATTTCTCGCTCAGTCATTTTAGGCGGCATCAGTGATTTACCAGCCGCATTTACTCCAATGTTAAATGTCAGAATATGTGCGTCACGATTTATCAGATCCAGACTGTAGATTACTTTAGTTCTATCTCTGCCACTGGCTAGATTGATGGGAGTATCACCCATCACCTCTTCGACTATCTGATTACATCTGGCTTTAGTTTCAATTTGTTCAGACAAGAACTTTTGTTTCACTTCTTCCAGAGCTACCTGATCAATTTTCACGCCATTCATTTCTATCTCACAAAGAAATAAAAGTGTTTCGTTCATTGATTTAATTACTGGTAAAAGAGAAGAATTTTCATCTTTAGCAAGATCAATTTGTTGTGATAAATATATTTCTCCACACGTTTTGACATCTGCAATTCCATACTCAATTACATCTGCAAGTGGTATTTTCTCAAATCCAATCCCTTGCTTAAATTGAGCGTCAACAAGATCTGACTTCTTAAAGCTTTTGGTGCGGCGGCGAATAGCAGTTTCTTTTAAAGACATAGGTATCCTTGCACCTTTGGATAAAAGGTATTCACCTATTAATGTGTCGTAAATCAAAGGCGGCAACTCAAAACCCATTTCGATCAACCAGCCACAATCAAATTTAGCATTGTGAGCTACCAGTACGTCAGCTTCTGCTAGATGGGCAGTAAGGCGATCTATGCCATCAGGAACGCTACACTCCTCATGGAACCAAGTGTCCACATGGACTTCATCAACTGTAGTTTCCCCAAGCCAGCCATACTGAGCCATAATAGGTTTATTATTAGGATTTTTAGGGCTATTATCTATGCGTCCTTCGACGTATTTCACAGTGACCTCTAAGTCGAGCACAAGTATTTTTAAGGTATCCATCATTCAGACACCTTTAAATTCATGGGAGCATATTGATCTCCGTTATAATTGGGGAACTTTTTATCATCTACTCCAAAGTTACATGAGGCTAGTAGAAATAAAGCACCAAGCATGTAATAAAATGATAGCTTACACCAGCGCATAAAGTCTGCATAGGTTTTCTCCGCTTGCTCTTGCGCGTCTTTTTTAACGTCATACGACATAGCGATTTATCTCCCCTTCCAGATTGCATTGAACGAGAGTATGCCTTCCGCTAATCTTGTTTTTCATAATGTTTATGTATCTGGTGGGATCATCTGGGTTGTCAGGATTATCCGCTTTTCCTATGCCAAACAGGAGATCTGCCTCTGATTGTTTGGCTACACGACTACCTTCCAGCATAGACATAGAAAGTCTTGTTCTTCCCTCTGCGTCACCTGTCGCCTGACTCATGGCAATGACTGCAACATTGTGCTTTTTTGCAAGAGCGCGTAGCTGAGTATATAGGCTTCTAAGCCGTTGATGGCCTTGATCGAACTTTTCAGTCAGTTCAACTTTATCAGCCATGTCTACGATAACTACACTGAATTCTTCTTTAGCTAGATAGGCGTCAAGGATGTTCATATCCCACCCTTGCGTATCTCTAAATATAATCCTGTCTTTGATGCCAGAGAAGCGAGTTACTGCAGCCGATGGATCAACCCTGATTTCATCCTCAGTCATGCCAGTGTAAGACTGCAAAGCTCTAAGCTTTACCCTGCGACCAAACTCTTCGTTACAAATATAACCGACTTTAGCTCCCTGTTGGCAGAACCCTGCAGGGCCGCAAGATATCGACACGGCAAAGGCCGTTTTGCCCACATTGGAATAGGCTGCAACAATCATAAATTCGCCGCGCCCAATGCCATAAACCTCTCGACATAAAGTTGGTATATTAAACTTAAATCTATTGTCATTGGCTGTTGTAGCCAACAATTCATAGATGTCATCTGTTACAGGAAGCCCAAATATATCGTCTGGGAGATAACCAGCCGTAACACGCTCGACTAGAGTATTAATCTTTCCTAGTGCATCCTTATCGCCTTGATTCATTAACAAAGCTAACTGAGCTATATCGTTTGCAACCTCTTGCATCCACAGATTGTTGATAACTGTGGCACTGATCTCTGCATCGATAGGCTCAGAAGTAGCAATCTCTTGGACTTGCTCTTCTACTTGATCAGCTTGGGCTGGAGTCCACACTGGATGATTGGACTTCCAATATGCAAACAAATCTAAGGAAGTTATATCCTTTTGAAACTTGTCATGCATTTCAACGATAGAAGTATATATCTCTTTAAGTGTTTCATTAAAAAGATCTGGTCTAAGCTTCGATCTATTTGCCTCATAGAATTCATTATTTAAACAGTTTTTTAGTAACGAGTGTTCCAAATTAGTCATTCCTTAGTTTACCGTAACAAGTAGTTACTTGTCAGGGCTAACATATAAGGAGACATAAAAAAAGCCCCAATTTTCATTGAGGCCGTTTTCTTTTAAAGTGGAGTAGGTTTATTTAGATGGTTTATTCTGTCTGAATGCCATCTGTTCCAAGTCGGGTTTTGCAGCCCCCCTACGCTCCTTTATGTTCAATGCAGTAAACGAAACACATTTATTAGAGTTAGAAAATTCTTCTAATATTGCATTGAGTTTTTGTTCTATTTTAGCTGCTTCTGTGAAGTTAGCTACCTCTAGGTCAGCCAACATGATTGCTCTTAATTGCATTTGATATTCCTTGAGTTTTTCGTCGGTATTATCAACGTCGACGTATATTTTACTTCTCTGACAAGTATCGTCTGTCAGTTTCGATCTGGGTTAAAATTTGTGCAATTAAGAGGTTGGGGGAGACATACACCCTATTTTTCTCGCTGACATGGGCCACCACCTAGAGGCGAAACTCGTAGATGACGAATGGGATCTTATCCCTGAGTTTTTTCGGTACGCTCGTCCATATCCTATTACGATAAAGGACCAAGTATACGTTGTATCTTGGCTAGGCATAAAGAACCCTTGCTATTTGTTTTGTTGTTAACACTTTTAAATCTTTCTTAGTTAAGCATACACGAATATTATAACCGTGTTGTCTCGCCTGTTGTACTGCATTAAGCGAGGCATCTCTGTCAAGAACTAAATATTTATTATTGTATTTTTTAATTGTCTTTGTGATGTTATGCGACAATTTTGTTCCGAGGAGAGCTAGTCCAACATGATTCGTAATCCTTGACACTGAACAAGCAGATGGTACATCTTCGACCATCACCACATTGTTACCTGTTCCTACACAGATTCCAGAATCAATTACTCCATAAGTTAGCCACTTTGGTCCAGAGCCTGACAGTAAACGACCTACAGCACCCTGTTTATAATAAAATACTACTCTGTTGTCAGACGGTGCATATCTTATTTTAATTAGTTGATTGTTATATGCTTCCAAACTGTTTACCGACTCAAGATAATCTAAAGCAGGTTGGTGATTACATATTGAAGTTGTGATGGAAGGTAAAGGTCTACCTAGAGGTTTATATATTTTAATATTATTTAATCTATTTTTGACATACTCTATTGTTCTATTACCAGTGTAGATTCCTTTACCCTCACAACTGGCTCTAAAGCAGTTCCACATGATAGTACCTTCAATCTTTGAAATAGATAACTTCTTATCCATATAACAGAATGGACAAGTGATTACTTTTCTATCACCCTCTCTAAGAGGTATTCTTTTGATGATATCTAATTGTTCTGAGTAAGTCATATCTCTATCTTCTTTAGTTGGTTATAGTCATGTCACCTTGCGGCGACATCCGAAGGATACACACATTAACAATAATGTAAATGGTACAAATGACAATTAGTTAATTGTGACTAAAAGTATATTTAGTTAACAGTTTATAACACTCATATAAACTAACCTATTGTTTTATATGCAAAACTTGTTAATCAATTTGTCGTAGGTTCGACCCCTACCGCCGGAGCCAATTCATTGATAATAAAAGATTAATCAGGGTTTTTGGTATAAAAAAAGCAAGAAATTGGGGAAAAAGTAATTTCTTTTTTCTTGCTTTTTTTTCTTACATCTACCGACTCTATATTCGATTCGCGGCATACTCGTCTAAAACGCTTGTAGTTGTCAGAGAAGCCCATGAAATAGGATACAACCTACTCATCTCATTACTCACTAAATTCGCAACTGTACGAGTCTCCTGTTGCGCGGCAGTGTGACATCTTTCGACACACATCTTTGCAAATGCATCTAGTGATCCTGACCACCAGAATTGTGTCATTAGATTAGCTGGAAGTACCATTCTGGCCTGTTCTTCGCACACACCTAGCTCTAACATATAATTATACTGAGATACTGCCTTGTTGCATTGCTGCAAGGTTGTATAAATAACTTTGTTAGCTGCATCATTTTCAAGAATATCACCAGATCCCTGTTTCTTATTTTTGACTGCTTGTCTCCACCAATCAGGATAAAATATCTCAGGCTGCGATTTTACATATCTGCGCGATACTTCATTAATTCTGAGATAAGAGTGTTTAACTAATTGTCGTGCTACAAAGATTGGACAACTAATTCTGAATGAAGCAAAGCAATGCCCAAAGGGACTAAAATGCTTATGCATAGATAAATACTTTATTAACTTTTCATCTGAGTAGTGGAGTATGGGCCGCATGTCATCTTCTGTGCCACTCCATCCTACTGCCTTAGTTTGTTTGTTAAAGCTCACCCTTGCGGCATTTACTACTGTAAGATCACTTCCCATACTATCCAACAACTCTACAGAGATTTTACTCACTACACTAGCCTCTCGTATATAACATAATCTTCCGTATATCGGGCCAATTCTTTACCATGTATATATTCTTGGCCCACCGACATTTTGCGAAGGTGCTCCAATGGAAGTTCGTGACCCATGCCAGCAACCCTGCCAATAGTTTGAGATTTACAATGAGTAGTTTTAAAAACTTTATATTTGTCGTAGTGATCCAGTTCTAAAATAGATAATTTTTCAAAGTGCATTTGCAGCTTTCTCTTTCAGTAGTTGTTTAATTAATATGTTCTGTTCTGTGATGATGTCTTGAAGCTTCTCTGGTGTGTCAGTGCCTCGCTTGTATCGACGCATCTCTCGACCAAGCTTCTTGAAGCCAACAATATCTAATCCGCGTTTTGCTAAAGCGTTGTGAGCATTAGTCTCCGTTAGTACGGAATAAACCATTAGACTGTTGATGTTTTTGTGGCCTGATATTGCCATGAGTTCGTCATGCGTACAGCCGCACTCAGAGCCGTGGGTTACTCCACTGCGCCTCAAATCAGCCAGCCTAACGTCTGTGTACACATACGATCCATCAGGCCGCTTCTTACCCTTGTCACGCACCTTTGGAAGAAGGCCAGAAGCTTTCCTTATATCAGAGAAAACTTTGGTCAGCCTATCAGCCGTGTAAGGCTTGAGTGTGCCTTCCTCACGCAGAATGAAATCATCAGAGTTATGTTTAGAGTGCAGCTTTAGTCGCTTCTCAATCCCTACTGTGACAGGAATTCGCATTTCAGCACCTGTCTTCTTTTGGGCAAACTCTGCTACATTGTTGACCTTATCAAAGTCATTCCATTTGAGTAGACGCACATCAACAGGACGCTGCATCCATTCGTAACAAATAGTAATGATCGTACCGATACTAACTTTACCGTTTGCGTCACAGAAATCGACCATGTCTTTGACTTGATCAGGGGTCCACATGACTCGACGAACATGACCCTTTGGTATTTTAAGATCACCAAACGGATTGGTAGTAGCTAAATTCAGCCGCCTACCCTCTGCCCATGCCGCTCTAAGTCGGATGATAGTTACTCGCGCATTGTTAGTTGTGACCCTATCCTCGACCACTTGAAATATCTTCTGCGCGTACTTGTAGTCTACATCTTCGACTAGTACGTCAGAGAAAGGCTTACCATCTCCAAGATTCCAGCCTAATAAGCGGTCTATGATCTGTCGGTAATTCCGTTTGGTATTTTCCGAATTATCCTTAAAAGCCATAGACCTTTTCCATGCAGCAATTAGTGTATGAACCGTGTTTTCTGGAGCGTGAACTGATGTATCTATACCTACACCAGTATGTATTTCCCATTTTCTGTGCCATTGGCGAACAACTTGTTCAGCTTCAAGCCTACTGTCTTTTGTAGTTCTTTTTATGTCAGGAAATATTTTTAACAACGGCGCACTAGGTTTGGCTACAAATTTGTAATCACCTTTCCTTTGTACTCGCTCCACATAGCCAGCGGTCTTCATCGTTTTGCTCCAAGAGTAACATGCGGCTCAGTCAAACGCTGTAGATGTTTGTTTAGGTGTTTGAGCTTTTCGTTTTCATACATGAGCGCACCCATGCGAAGCCTTGCTTCGTAAACATCTTGGCTGGTGAATTCATTACCAGCCTCTGCCAAGTCCTCTGCTAGTCGCTCCAAGTAAGAATGGAACTCGTTGTCAGTCATAGCATGTTCTGTCATTTGTATAGCTCCTCATCCACGCGAGTCATGTAAACAGCCAATGCAACACCCAAGTCTTTGAGTGAAGCATTTTGGGCTGCGTCCTTGATGTCGTAGCGAGTAGTTTTTCCCGACCACTTAGCAATCAAACTAGGCTCTGGACAGGAAGACTCCTGTTCCAGATCCCCAATGGTTTGAGGGGAGTTCTTTTGGGGATCAGGCTGGCTTCTGAAGGTTTCTATATGCTGGTTTAAGTCATACTGAACCATCTTCTCATTTAGGAAAGATAGAAGCTCTGGCTTAGATACAGGCACTTCTACTTGTACTGCTTTGCCAGAGAGCTTCTTCGCGTCAGCTTGCGTACCAACCCATTGACCTTGGTTGTTTGTGTATAGCTTCATGCCGCCACCTCAATATACTTTGGGTTAACTATTTGGCCTTTAAATCCAATACGTTTTATCCATTCATGCAGGGACCACTCTGCAATCTCGGCTGCATCTTCGCGTATTACTTCATCATGTGATCTGCATTTTTCGTAAACTTCGCCATATGCTTCTGCAAAACTTTTAGGATCTACATCTATTGTAACGCTTACTTTAATTTTCATACAAAATCCCCTGACTCTATCTTATTGAGAATGGTATTCATCCGACGAACATCTCCCAATACAACATGGCGGCAAAGTGGGTTATGCTTAAAGAACTTTGCTGCTTTGGAAGATTGCATCCAA